TGCTGGACAAACTGCAAACTTAGAGTGGAGTGTAACAGATTCAGAATCTCAAAGTATTAACCGAGGTATTGGTAGTGTTGCTGCTGTAGATGATACAAATGTTTCTCCAACTGGAACAACAACTTATACACTAACTGCTATTGGTCAGGCAGGAAATGACACAGCACAAGTTGTTCTTACTGTATATCAACCAGTTGTTTGTAATTTAAGAGCAGATGGACAGAATAATGAAACATCTATTACTAGAGGACAGTTTTCAAATTTAGATTGGGTTGTTAGTGGTGATGCTAGTAATGCATCAATCAACCAAGGCATTGGTAATGTTTTGCTTGTAAGTAATACAAATGTCAATCCTACTACAACTACCACATATACACTATCAGCTAGTGGTAATGGAGGATCTGATAGTGATAGTGTAACTGTTAGAGTTAATCAACCACCAGAATTATCATATAACCCACCATTGCAGATTAACTATGGTGATGACTTGGAAATTGATTTTACATACAGATATGCAACCAATGGTGTAAGCATCACTGCTAGTTACACTCAACGAAATCCAAATAATGGCAATCAAGTAATAACTACACAAAATATTAGTTTACCTGGAACAAACTCAGATGAGTCTGGAGCAGCAGTAACTAACACAGCAACATTCAATGTTCCTTGGACACTACATGGAACATTTGGTATTGCATTTAGTGCTAGTGCTTCGGGTGGTGGTGGATCAAACGTTCAAAATAGTAGTATCGGTGTTATTGTTGACGAATTACCTGATAACATTACTATTCCAGATAATCTAGAAGAACTACCACAAGATCAGGTTGAAGCACCTGACGAGGCAGTTGCTGTTAGTGATCCTATTGTCGTTACTGACATTGAAGTTGCAGCAGAGATTAAATCTAACTTCCCTATTCAAGTTAGGTTCGATGATGATGATCCAGACATTGAAACCAATTGGTATGACGTTCGTCAGATCTAACCTAAATACTACACGGGAAAAAGTCTTAACATCAGATGCCTTATCAGTTTAGTGCCAGTCCGCTGTATGTTGAAGAGGGACAGTCTATCCAGTTTCGTTATGAAGCTCCCCCTCTGTTCAACGACATTACTCAAGTTGAGATTCAGATTGGCGAGCTTACTGTCTTCTGGATTATTGAGACTAAGCTGGAAGATTTTGAACCTGATCCGTTCTTTCTTAGAGATATTGATGATGCAGAACCTGATACTCTATTCACATATGCAGCAACCGCAGATCCCGATGACGGTGTTGCATATACAGGACTAGCAACTGATCCTGATCCACTAAGAGAAGGCGAAGAAGTTATTACAATCACTGGTCTTGATCCTGGAACACAGGCACCACTGATTGTTAGTTCTAATGTTATTGATGAGAACGACTGGTCTTATCGTCTAAGAATATATGACGAAGGAACCAGTAGTTATGGTAACTGGGGTGCATGGACTAGAGCACTAAACAATACCGTATCTAACAATGACCAGATTCAGGTTAGACTGGTATCTTCTTCCTCGCCATCAGATACTAAAAACGTTCTCGTTACTGTTGGAACAGGTTCTGCTACTTGGAATATCACAACTGGTGCAATTCCAGTCAACACACCAAATCCACCACCAGATTTTGGTTCACTAAACAATCTACCACTTGGAGTTCTTGTATACAGTGATGTTGCACAGATTCTAGGATTGAACACTTCTGCAACTATTAGTGTTGACAATAATGCAGAAATTGCAGTATCTAATTTTAATACTACATTTACTAATTCTAGTGGATACGAAGTTCTCGATAATATTTCATCTGGGTGGGGTAACAACCTGACTGTAAGTAATGGTCAGTATGTTCAGTTGAGAGGCACATCATCCTCTACACCACAAGCACAGATTAACTTCAGTGTTACTGTTGGTGATGGTGCTGGTATTTCTGTGTGGCCTATTACATCTGGTCAGGGTGTTGATAACAACCCAGATAACTTTGTATTCCAAGATCTAGTCAATCAGATTCCTGGACAAACTGGTCTAAGATCAGAAGTTTCTGCAGGTTCTTCTACATCAGTTGCTGGTAGAAATATTGCATTGGTTGGTGGTCTTGATGCTGGACTATCTGTTCCTGTTGTAATTAGATCAGCTGATACTAATGTTGTTCCTAAGATTAGTATCAATGGTGGTTCTTCTGGACTCATTGAAAATGTCACGGTTCAGAATGATGATACTATTGAATTGGTTGTTGATAACTCTACAGACGTTACTGACATCAGTCTTCCTGGACAAGGTGTTGTCACTGTTGGTATCAATGTAGGAAACAGAATTATTCAAACCTGGACTGTATCTAACTGGACTGGTCCAGATACTATTCCATCATTCACACCTATCAACCAAGTTATCAACAGAACTCCTGGTGGTGTTAGTGTCATTGGTCCTATTGGATTGACTGACTTCAACCTACCAATTACCATTAGTGCGACAGATCCTGAATCATACAATGAGTTTAACTTCGCTACCAATGAAGATCTTGGTGATGTTCTGTTCTCTATCAATGGTGATGCAGCAACTGCAGGACCACGCACAGTAAATCCTGATCCTGGTGGTGATCCTGTATTCATCACTATTATTATGCAACAACCTGGAGATGCAAATCTTGAACCTGTTCAAGGACTGTCGCATTATGGACAGACAAACATCACATTTGGTGATGCATCTCCATTCCAGTTGAGATCTATCAACTATGCTGTTAAACCTATCCCACCTGCATATCTTGGTGTATGGTATTCTGAGAAGAATGCATACTTTAATGATGAAGCATGGTCGGCAGCAGGTGAAGATCCTAACAACGCTAGAGATTACTATAGATCACCTAAGTTTGATGGTTACTCAATTGGAACTGTTGTTCCTATCACAAAAGAAACTCCACTAGATGATGGTAACTTTGGTTATGGTGATATTGAAGAAAGATTCCCAGGATTCTTGGAGTGTAATGGTCAATCAGTAGCGGCAGCAGATTATCCTTGGTTGTGGGAAGCAATCGGTAACACTTATGGTGGTAATGCTACATTCATCCCATCAACTAGTGCATACACTGGAAACTTTAATCTGCCAGACTATCGTAATGTTAGAATGGTGGGTGCTGGTATTGTTGATGCTAACAGAGGATCATCTTCATTCGTTCCTGTGACAAGTGCTGGTGGTTCATTTGAACTTACTGGATCAACTGGTGGTTATTGGTATGTTGATGATGTTGATGTTGCTGGTCCAGATCCACTGGAACAGGTTATTGCACCTGCTGGCAGCAGTGACGGAACAGAATCATCATACTTTACACTAGGAACTCCAAGAACATTTGGAACCGAAGAACTAGAAGCAGACGTTGACTTTACTGTCACTGGTGAAGTTATCGCTAACATTGGTCCTGTTAGTGATGTTTCTGTTCGTCCTCCACAGCACGAACACGAAATTATCTCTGGACAAATTGATAGTGATGATGGTGATCCACTCATTCCGTGGGGTGCTAGAGCATACTATGGCACCAGTGCTAGTGGTTCACAGAACTGGAGTGGAAGACCTGACGGTGATACAAACGCTGTTGATGATGGTTACTGGGAAGATGCAAACTTCTGGAACTTTGGTAGATTCGACGGTGAAGTCGGAGACTCTGGTAGAGGATCTCTGCTAGATCTGTTGCCTGGTTCTGGTAGCAGTAGCGTGGCATTTGGTAACTACTGGGGTTCACCATTCTCAGAAATCAGTGGTCTAAGTGATGACTACTTCACTAAGAACGGTAATCCTAACAACGGTGACGCTGGTGTTATTGACACAGAGGAAACTAATGCTAGAATAGATAACTATCTGTCCATTTATAGTGGCACTTTGAATCACTCTCACTTGCTGGGAACTGACCCTGTTACTAATCCACAAGCTGACTTCTCTTATGGTAACGTCAACGCAGACGCTACTGCATTCAGACAAGGACTATCAACATTCAACACAGTATTCTCACTTAAGTTTACTCAGAATGCTACGACAGATGGTGGATCAGGTGTTGATATTGAACTCAACCCAGCGTCATTCACCTGGAACAATAGCAGCAAACCAATTCCTACTGCTGCTATGAACCCACAGCGCAAGGTTCCTATCATCGCACCATTCCACAAGGTTAAATATATAATTAAGGCATTCTAATTTAGAATATGGCAATTGCACATAATGCGGATCCCACTGTTGGTAAGGTCCAACAATGGAGACCCCTTGAATTGATGCAAGATCCAAACATCACTAAGTCAGACTTTAGTGATTTTATTGGAGTATGGGAGAACTTTGTCCCTGCTCCATTTTGTGATCAATGCATTGGTTGGTTTGAAAACCTACTGACTAAGCGTGGTTCATTTGTTGGACCAGAAGATTTTGAGTCGCATCCTGAAGAGCAACAATACTTTGATGATCATCTTATGAATGGTGCTACTCAGTATGGTAGTAACATGACAAGGAAAGATGTATCTGTTCTTGCTAACTATGTCAACCAGTCAATGACATATCAGGTCAATCAGTTCCTGAAGTCATGTATGGTTCATTATATGGCAGAGTTTGGACAACTAAAGAATGTTCCTATGATCTCTGCTGATGTCAAGATGCAGAAGACACAACCAACTGGTGGTTATCATCAATGGCATTATGAAAACTCTGCTGCATCACATGCACAAAGAGAAGTTACCTGGATGATCTATCTTAATGACATTCCAGAGGGTGATGGTGGTGAGACTGAGTTCTTGTATCAAAAGAGAAGAATTCGTCCTACAAAAGGCACAGTTGTATACTTCCCTGCAGGCATGACTCATGTTCACAAAGGAAACACACTGTTCAACGGAGATAAATATATCTTGACGGGATGGTATATTAAGACGGCACTAGTATGACCTCAAGCACACCAATCATAAGAAAACCACTATTGCAGTTGGATCTTATTAACAATACGATCCTGCAAGCACCTAACAGTGCTACTACATTGACGGATTTCAACACAAACTCTCTGCAGAGACTAGAGTTTGAAGATGAACTCAAGACTAAGTTCTTTGAGATCATCGGAGATTTCTGGCATACTAGTGAAGATACTCTTGACTTCTTCAGTTACTATAATGATGGCACCTACATGGCGCAACGTAGTAGACAGAAGTATGACTTTAAGTCAGAGTCTATTTACTGGCAGGAGTATCAGTTCAAGAGTGGTAGTGATGAACTAGCAACAGAAGTCTACACCAAAGCACTAGCATTGTTTGCTGTTGCTGCTAAGCGTAAGACTGATCTTGCACTTCAAAAGACTGAAGCACTAGACAAAGAGATCAATTTCTTTGAATCTAAGTGGATCAAGAGAACTAGAGAGAAGCAAATGATGCTGAATGCTAGTGATTGGCGTGTGCTTCCTGACATTGAAGATTCTTATGAAGGTGAGAAGGCACAGTGGATTGCATGGAGAGCAAAGATTAGATCTATTGCTGTTCCTACACCAGAACAATATGGTGATAAACTAGAGTTTGCACGAACTCTATTCAATCAGGTTTATCCTATTGATCCTAAGAACTACAGAAAACTATATGAGGGTGTAGAGAATCCACCTGCATTCATGGATCCCGATGATGCTGATCAATGGACAAACTACGATGATGATGCATCATCTGACTTCCTTGATAGCAGAATGATTAACAAACTCATGTATGCTAAGCAAAGAGCAGCAGGAACTAAGAGAGTTAAGAGACAAGTTCTTGACATCATTAAACTGATGCAAGTAGAATCAATCTATCCCGATTTCGATAGCAGTCAATTTATCCTGGACGACTAACTATGTTTTATGAATGTGAAATTCTTAATGAACAACAACTGACCCACATCAATGATTTGTTCGACAAAGCAGAGTTTACACAAGGAACCGTTTCACAACGTGATGAGAATAATGTAGACACATCTGTGAAGGATAACTTCGTGATGGGTCAACATACATCACAGTTTAGAAAGAGTCTGGAAATTATTCAGCAGGGTATCAATGATGCTACTGCATTCAGATCTACTTTCGTTGTGAAGGAGATGACTGTTCCTCAGATGACAGAGTATCGTGAGGGTGGAAAGTATAACCCACACATTGATAATATTACTGTCCAAGGACTAAAAGCACACCACAGTATCACACTGTTTCTCAATGACCCTGATGAGTATGAGGGTGGGGAACTGGTGATCACTGATGGTGATATGCCATTTAAATTCAAACAGAAGGCAGGCACAGCATTAGTGTATCCTACAGGATACATGCATTATGTTGCACCTGTGACATCTGGTAAGCGTCGTGTTGCACTCATGTGGGCAACCAGTCTTATTGAAGACTTCTTCATGCGTCATCAAATTCTTAACTTTGGTAAGAGTATTGAGAGACTATTGGAAACATATCCTGATGCACCACAAGAAGTTCTTGTGCCATTTGAACAAGTAAGAACCAATTTTGTGAGAGAGTATGGAAATCTATGATAGACCATT